ATGCCGCTGCAAAATTTTTGAGTAGAACTTCCGGGACCATAAAGCCACACGTATTCTTGAGGCCACTTAGTCTTTATTAGCTTCATTAGAAATCAAGCTCCTTTGCATATTTCTTTTCGTACAAATGCTCTCCTGCTGCCTCCTCAATTTCCTCAAACATATTAGGATCAAGAGGAACTTCGATTGGTTCGTTATTATCGTCAACAAACTTAAGCTTTAGTCCGATTGCACCATAAGCATCAACATCTTTTGCAATTGCAACAACTTTGACTTGCTCTCCATAAACTTCATGCACAAATCTAGTTCTAATCAAAGGTCTTACCTCCAATAAGCAATGAACAAAATCATAAGAAAAGGTCCAATCAGGGTTGTCGTTAAAATACTCAAAACAAAAACAAGCAAGATTCTACCAATCGTAGTTGTAAACAGCCCAATCAAGGACAAAAGACTTGCTGTAATTAACACGGATAATTTTCCCTTTCGTCATATGCCTTTAGAGTTTCGTGATCATCCAGAATCATATAAGCAACGACCGATTCAATTTCATCAAGCACCTGCTCAGTCAACGCTTCCTCGCCCTGAATAGGTACCACGTGCATCAATTCCACCCAACACCCAAACTGACCTTCCTCAAAGGTGGTTTCGTAATTAGCTTGTGCCGCAAACTCTTTTCCATTCTCTAGCCTGACGGAAAATGTTTTAACCATGAATTGCTCCTACTAGAATTAGTGCCGACCATAGCACGGAAATCAACATAACCGAAAGAAAGATAATGATACCCAGAACTTCAGAACATATGAACAATATCTTCTTTCCAAGCTCTGTCGTCAAAGCAAAATACCACCCAGCTATAATTGAAAGAGCTAAGACGTGGGACATTTCTTTACCCTCCTAAATTGATCTGAATCAGTTAGTCGTTCAACTTTATGAACAGCGTCATCTTCATCGAACGCCCAAACGTGAATTGTTACTGTCTCCTCTTCGTTACTTACTGCATACCTATTCATGCGGCGTACTTCATTGCAAGGTCAAACAGCTGTTCATTAAGCTGCGTCAACTTGGTGATGTTACTAACACGACGCATCACCCTGCGGCGACCGAGTGCGTTGGTGTATTCGTCACCACCGTTCACAAGACTCTCCTGTACCGCGTTATAAAGTTGGAACAGGTTAGAGAAGTCTTCGTCTTCCGGGCGGCGTGCCGACACCGTAACATCAGACACCGACTTGCCGCGCAGCTTTACTGCCTCCTCAATGAATGACCGCACTTGTGCTTCGTCAAGCTTCTTCTGCTTGAGTGCGGTGATTGCAGCATCGAGCTTTTTAGTTTGAGCCACAATGCGTTCGATTGCTGAATCAACTTCTTCAAGAATCGTACCGCTATGGCGCAGCTTGATGGTTTCAAAAGTCTCACCAACAATCAGACCATTTGAGCAAACGAAACGAAAGAACCCAAGCTGCATCTTAAAACTACTTGACCCATCATGGGCGTTAGTTACGAGAAGCTGCAGCTTCACGTCGTTATGATCAGTTGACAGAAGCTCGGGGTGAGAGAGGCGAACAAGGTGCTTCTGGTGTCCGATCCGCGTGGTATCCTTACGGACACGCGCCTCCTGATAAGAGTCAACCACAAATCCAAGCTCCTTAAACTTGGTTGCGATTAGCTTGGTTGGTACAACTTTGTAGCGTTCGCTGCGCGATGAGTGCTTAGTGTCGAGAGTGGTGATATTCATTGTGTTCTCCTTGTTTGTTTAATGTTACTTCCACGGGAAGCAGTTAGTTTCAGTCACTACTTTAATTTCAATTAGAGGTCCGTCGGTATCGCTGTCTCCTTTTTGATAATAAACAAGTCCATAGCTTACAAATTATTTGCGTCTGACGATACCGCCGTAACTTCGACGCGGTAAACTTCATTGTTGTGCTCAAATTCGTACTCGCCGACCAAAGAGTAACTAACCGGGTTTATTACACAAAGTTCGTATCCGTTTTCGTCAAACAAAACGGCGTCAACATACGGACCGTTATTGTTGACAAATTTAATGTCGGCTTGGTACTTGTTTTCAAACTCAACCGTAAAACAGTGGTCTTGGTCCGAACTATCGGGAACGCCGCGATTTAAAACCGACTGAATTTTTTCTGCGTAATTTTTGCTTATTAGTATTTTTCTTTTGTTCATTTTTTTAGCTCTTTTGGAATGGCGTTGCCTGAATAACACTCATCAATAATAAAATACTGATTGCCGATTTTGCAGTACCCATCTTTTGCTTTAGCTTCCGATTCACTCACGGAAATAAAGTCGCCCATAATTTTACTGGTTTTATCCGAACAGATAAGCTCCGCCACCCCATCGTGATATACTACAAGGTAGCTTTCTTGGAAGTTGTTTTTTGCAATCTCGTCAATCACCGGCTGCGTTAGGTTAGTACCATAAAGCATAATCAAAGTCTCGTCAATTCCGTTATATCTTTGCGTGACCTCGGTTGGGGTATAGTATTTAGATTTAAGAGAGTCGATCGTTTCTTTGTGTGCCGCAAGGTTAGCAGCCGCGTTACGCTTAGAGTTAAAGACCCCAAAGATATAGACTCGTTCGGTTACATTATTCATTCACTCCTCCCAGTTTTGCTCACGAAAACACGGTCCACAAATTAGAACAATGTTTCCGAATATGTCAGTGTCCATAATTAAACTGTCGTCTGTTTCAGTGCCACATTCAACGCATTGCTTTAGCATTTTCTTTAACCTCTTAAAGTTATTCCCCTTCGTATGCGTTTTCGTTGAGATAAAAAGTTTTAGTTTTATAATTTATAAAGTAACTAACTCCTGATTCTTCTAACCAATCCAAACAGCTTACAAAATTACCCGAATACAACTCCTTGTCTAATACGGTATCGTAAATTTCCCATTTACCAGAAAAATCAGGAGAGCCTTTTTTTGGTGCAGTAGGATTTTTAGGATTCCAGTGATATTTCATTTTTTTCTCCTATTCAACGAAAGTTTTACTTTAGGGTTTGTAATCTTTCTGCCAAAGACATAAGAGTTTCATCAACCTTGTCGAAACTTCCGTAATCTAAGTCAATTACGGCGAGCAAATACGCTGCATTTCCACTTAGTTCGTCATTGCCGGTTTCCTCGGCCAAAGCATTAGCTTGTTCTGCTACATCACGAATCAGCTTGACAAGTTTATTCATAATAAACTCTCCCCTAAAATTTTTGTTTCAATCGCGCGGGACTATTCGACCTACTTCTTACGCTTTTCGTACCAGTCACCTTGATACAACCAGTCGTTATGTTCAACTTCAATTTCTTCCGCTTTCCAGCTGCGCATTACAGGACTTTTAGCACTGACCGGTTGGCTCGGCAAGCTGCGATTTTTCTTGTGCTTGCCTTTGTTGAAACTCGTGATGCTGACTGGTTGAGTTGAAACAAACTTAACAGAATCAATCACACTACCGTCAATTGCATCAAGGCGCAACAGCGTGTCGTTGTCAAAGATAAAGTCGTGAACAACCGTAAACCCGAGACGAGTACAAACCGACTTAATATCATTGATGTTCGTGGAGAATACGAGCGTCCTAAGCTCCTTGACATAGGCGGCTTGCAGGTTTGCTGCATCACACTTGAAGATATCCAAGATTGCGCCGTGTGCCTTAGACTGCGCAAACACACCGCAAGCATAGTAACCTTGCAACTTGTCAGCTACTCGTTGAATTGACTTAATGCCATCGGCCACCTTGTGCTTGACATAAAGATTCAAGATTGCCTCAGAGTCGCAGGTCGATTGTTTGATCTCAAGCTGAGATGCATTGCTGATAACCCCGTTGTGAATAAGAGACGTTGAACCGACAACAAACGGATGAGTGTTAACAAACTCTTTGCCGCTCGTTGCAAACCTAGTGTGCAGTGTGATGGCAGTCATCGAATCGAATTGAAGCGAGCCGAACTTGGAGTACTTAACAGGAGTTTGCTTGCGCTTGATTGCTCCAAGGTATTGCTCAAGCAAACCGCCCTCGAAGTCACTGATTGGTGGAGTGAGTTCGCGGTTAACAAAAGCTTCCGCGTTAAGGTGCCACCGCTCACCGAAGATACTACCATCGGCGGCCATTGCCGAATATCCACACCCGTCTTGATTGCCGGGGCTTAGTTCTTTTGCCATCTCCTTAACGAAGGTCCACGCTTTCTCGCGGGTTTCTGCAGTTACACCAGCCATCATCATTACCTTACACATATTGTTATCTCCTTTGGTTATTGTTAAGCAGACTCAACTTCTTCAATTGATTCAACCGATCCGAACTTATCCATTCGAGACTTGATATAAGACCGAAGTTCGCTTCCGATCTTATACGCTTCGCAGAAGGTGTCGAGCTTGCGAGGTGCGCGGGTCGGCTCGATGTAATCACCATCGACAATTGCAATCAGGAGCTTAACCCAATTTACAATTTTGTCAAACGATACCGTTCCGGCGTGCAGCCGGACTTCGATGGTGTTGTACTTGCTTGCAGCCTCGGGGTTAACGCCCTGATAGCGACCAGCGTTTCGAGCCGTGGACAAGTCGCGTGACTTGGTGCGCTTGCAGTAATTATTGTCACGCCGCGACTTAGGCTGCATGGCGTATAAGATACCTTGCGCTGCCACCAGCCGACTAAAGACCTTGCTTCGATCACGGTTACGCACATCGATATGAGTATGCATACCCGTTGACTTATTCACGCTTGCCGAATGTGCAGCCAGCACCTTGGTTACAACAGCGACCACTTCTTCAACCTTGGATTGTGGTACGCAGATTGCAAGCTCATGAGCGTAGTGATTAGCTTTTTCAATCCGAATAGAACCATCTCCCTTCAGGGTAACAAACTGGGCAAGACCAGCATTAAACAACGCAGCACCGAGAGTGTCGCGGTTTGCCAACGCAGTAAACTCAAGCTCGATACCAACATGATGCTCGGTGGTCTTGGGATGCTTTGGCTCATACACAAGGCGAGAGAGTCGGCGAGTATACAGCGTGGAATAAAACCCCGGCTCCATATGCACGCCACCCACGAGCGACCTTCTAACATAACCATAGTTGCGTGTTGGATGTTCGCGCAGTCTTACGCGCGGCGTCCTGAAATCATGACGAATACTTTGAATCACTTGACGCTTGTTTTGTTTTGCAATATTAGCAGTGGTACCTCGGGCGGTATAATCTTCGCCGTTGTACTTGAAAGTCAAGGTGTATTCTTTAACCATCCGACCCTTGAAGTGTCTGCTTCGATAGTTACGGATTGCTTGATTAAGATCATACGCTACATCTGCAGTACCAACCAGCGTACTCTTAGCATCCTTCATAACCCGTTGAGCAAGGGCCTTGGTAGCAAGGTACTTTTTGTAGCTGTCGGCGTTAGCTTTGGCAAGCCTCCCGTGACTGTCACTGTAAAAATAAGTAATGATTTTAAGACTCGTGCTCATGTTGATTCCTCCCGGCCATTTGGCTGTGTTGTGTTAGCTAACTTTTGTTTCCCGTTTTGCTCGGCACTCAGGACAAAGAGTGTCGCCGCTCCCATCTTCGTCGTATGGGTAAATTTCTTCTGGCATGAGAAACCGGGTTGACTTACAAAAACGAAGAGTGCGCAGCTCGGTTTCGGTGGGCATCTTATGCCATCCGACATTGATTGTCGAAACATTCGGACACGCGTCGCAAGTCACGACTTCTCCGACAGACAGCCCTCGCCCATCCAAAAACATGACGCGCTCCCCAGCGAAAAGCTCCTTAGCTTTCGCACGGTTACTCATGATTACTTCCCATGTTTCTTTTGAAATTGTGAAGATCGGCATGGTGGTTCTCCTTTGGTTGGTTAGCTAGCTTTCTTTTCCAGAACAATCTTTCTCTTGAAGTCAACGAAGATTACTTCGGACTTGCCGAGGTCAATCACCCAGCTGTGAAGACAGGCGACGCATCCCATGTGTCTCATGAGATTCCCTGCTACTTGTGTGGCTTGAATCGTGGTCAGTCGGACAGAGTTACAGACGGGACACTTGGGACACTTCATACGGACCTCCTTTGGTTGAGCTAGACAAGTTGGGCCGACTCTCCCTCGCTCGGCTCCTACACGGGGCGCGGTTTTTCGCGCGTCGGGGTTAGCTTATGCCACTTCTTCCAGCGAGAAGTCTTCCACCGACTCCCTCACAAACTGGGCGAGACGGATAATATCCGCCCGCATCTGGTAGGTGTCTTCCTCAGAGTACACCCGTGCGAACATCCGGTTAGTCGTGGGCGCGAAACCAGACAGGCGCATCTCTCCGAAGCGATCGATTTTGATGGCGTTTCCAGCATACACTCCGGCCTTGGTGCGGATACGATAAGACTTCATGGGACACCTCTTGGGGAAAAGTTTAGGGGAGAGCGTACACTGGGCACACTCTCCCCTTGGTTTGTTGGGTGAGGGAGTAGCTTATGCGGCTTCTTCCTCAGACTCCGGGCAATTCTTGGCAATGAAAGCCTGAATTTCTTCGCTCATTGCAAAAACCTTCTTCCACTGATTCGGATAGAGGGTGACAGGGAAACGCTGCAGACCATAGATTGAAACCCCGCCTTTTTGACTCTTTTCGAGCCTGAGAGGCCGACCAATTTGAGTCTTGAGTGCCTTTACTACTTCGAGAGCGGCGGCAAGTTCCTGTTGGAGCTGGACATTGGACTTGGTAGACATTGGGTTTTCCTTCCGTTTTGTGCATTACCGCATACCGACATGATAGGCGGCAAACTTTAAAGCTTACAGGAAACGCTCGAAAGAAACATCAAGGGGTGCGTCAACCTGTTAAGATTAACGCACCCCTCAAACTTAATTGGTTTGAACTGATGTTTGCGCGTGACGCATCACGCGCGACCTACTGAATAAATCGGACTTCGCCCTGTACCCTTACCCGGGGGTTCGACTCGACCCGCCGCACCCCGCGCACTGTTTCATGCGCTTCTGGTAGCTTGCCGCGTCATTCCCGAGTAAAGGTCCGTACCGTGTTTGCGCGTCGTGCGCGTCCGGCGGTGGCTTTACCGTCTTCAGTAGGCTATTACCCCAGTCGCTTGGTTCCTGCGACCGCGCCACGCGTTCCCGCGTGGTGCTGGAGGTGCCTATGTAATGCGCCGGGGCGTCAGAGCGGCCGGACCTACGCGGTCCGGGCACTTGCTTAGTCGCCCCCACTGCATCCCGCCCGGGCCGTCGTCCCGGGGTCTCGCGCTGGAAGCGCAAGTCCGGGGGTCAGGCGCGGGGTTCGTGCCGGTCAGGCGATACCCTCAGCGCGCCGGATGCAGGGGCCATCCGGTCTCCCGGCCTTCCGCGTGGTGTGCGGGTCAGGGCCGGTGAATCCAGCATCCCACAACCCGGAAATAATGCAAAAGAAAAAAAAGAAAAATTATTGTTTAATGAATTCAAGGGCTTAGCGGAAAAGCCCCCAGTGGGAGTCAGAGAACCCGGCTCCCCTGCGTGTGCAGGATAAGTAAAACACGGGTCAAGGCAAACCGCAAGAAAAAAGAAAGGCATGTGTCGCCAGTGACACACCCATCGCAATCCATGTATAATGATACAAACCGGGGCCTATTAGCCGCTCAGAAATGCCCTAGGAACGACGACAACCTAAGGATGCAGGGTAGGTATGGACCGAACCCCGATCGCCCGTCCTAAGGAAAATCGCAAAAACAGGTGACACACTGTTGGCGTAACAGTAGGTCAAGAGTGACACAGGATGTTAGCGGAGTGCTATGTCATCCCCGACACGCCCCACGATGTGTCATCCCAAACCCAGTGTAATGATAACAGATGTGTCAGGCCGGACACACCCTGTTTAAAGGAACGCACCCGCGCGCAGCGCACGCACGCGCCCGCACGCCCGTGCGCGATTGAACTGCCCCGACTGAGGGAAACAGTAAGAGTCGCGCGCATATAGAGTCGCGAGAGCGTCGTATAGGGGGGGTAGGTGGCATTTTGATGTAGACTGAACAAGTTCTAGCCCACACGCAAATTCTTAGGTTTCAAAGGTATAGAAACGTCGAATTTAATACCATCCTATATACGCGATTTTACAGAATCGTGTTAATACTACTTAACATTCTTATATATTGCTCACAGTAGATAGAAACTTTTAACAACTATAGGTATGGAAGTAGACGTTAAAACTCTCTTATCCCTGCCTAAAATGGCAGTAATCGGTCTGATAAACGACCAAGACAGGGTGGTTCTCATCACCCATTCGTCTTGCGTCGTTGAGTCATTAGGGAAGCTAATACGTCAACTCAAAGAGAAGACGCATACGAGTATGAATATGATTATCGACCGGGAGAAGCTTAGGTTCGTTGTGCTGGAGGAGGTACAAGAACGTAACGCATTGAGCGTAAGAACCCGTTACTGGGTCGATCAATACGTGGCTAAGGGATACGGCTTATATGGTAAGATCAACGCCGTTAAATACCGTTTACGCGTGGAATACGACGAATTAGGGAATGTACTCGTTAAAGCCGTTAATACTCGTAATCGGGGATATGTGATAGGCGTATTCCGTAATCTGGGTCTAGCCAATCAATGGATTACTAACACCTACAAAGAAAAGGAATACATTATCCCTCAGTATGCCACAAACACCCTTACCAAGTCCTACCTAGAAAGGTATGACATTCCTAGACTTGGAGATTCGTGACAATGCATAGTAAATACGCTTGCATGATGCAACGCATTGGAAAATGCATACTGGATGCGTCAGTCAACATACAACGCATTATCTTCGGGTATCTTAAGGGTATTGTGGGATACTGTATGGTATTGGATAGACAGAGGTATTTAGAATTTTTCGGAGCAGGGAACCGAAGATACACGAATCCCAATGACGTAGTGATCTTACGCCCGCAGACTTATCGTCTGCTACCAACGTATTTAGCTATAACGATAGTTGTTAACGGGGTAGATTTCTTAACAATATAGAAAGTATTTTTTTAACGTATGGAATTCCTTGTGCTAATCCTAGTTTTGGTGCCGTTTTTGGGTGTTTTCTTTAACTCTATGGAAGAAAAAAATTTTCGTAGAGGGCGGCTTATCAACTGTTACAATTTAGACCAGCCCCATAAGTGGGCGTATAACTGTAATGATCGGTTAGAATGCACTGCCTGTGGGATGACCGCTGGGGAAGTAGAATTAAACGAGGTTGATTGATATGTCTCGTGGTCGCGTAAGGAAAAGACGCAAGATTCTTCAGCTGGGATTAAACTACGGAATCATTAACCTGACTACCGAGGATTTGCTTTTAGAGAAAAAAAACGAACTGATTTGTAGTTTTTTGGAAGGGGCGTATCCTTTAAATAAAGCCCTTTGTATCCAGTTCGGCGAAAGTAAAGAAGAGATATTCTTTGACCTAGAGACAGAGGCGGCTGCCCTCAATAAAATTAGTTTTAAGCCATTTAAGAAAAGGCGGTTATAGAAACATGAACAAACCACTTGTGTTAAACGAAAAACAAGCTAAAATATGTAAGGTGTGCGGTGTGTTAAAATACCGCATACTAAAAGGTAAGTTTAATAAAAAAGATAAAAAATGGAAGGGCGCAAACGGAGACGGATACTGGAATGGACACGTTTGTCCAGAGTGTCATCGTAAACGATGTGCCGAACGGCAACGCGCTAAAAGGGCGGCGACAAAGAATGAAGATAATACTTAGGGTTCTTTTACTGGCAACGTTACTTTATCAAATAAATATGACTTTTATTCTTTTTCCAAGAAAGAATGTTAAGTTAAATTTAGAATTTGAAAAGGTGATGGAGATAGTAAAAAAGCATTGCGAACCTTCGCAGTATTATCTTCCACAATCAATCACCATTGAATTTGATCGGTTGTATGAAGAAGTAGCTTATTGCCAACGGCGTATAAACGGATTTAAGTTAGTATTTGATGAGCGGTATTGGAACAACATGCTGGCTCCAATCGATCGTACCCAATTAATGATACACGAGATGACTCATTGTCTTTTTAAACAAGATCACGTGTCTGATCCAAAGCATTTTATGGCTCCGTTTTTTTACTCAATTCCAGAAGATGTCTTGTACGTTCAGTTTGATGAATTCTTGCGCGGGCGATGCGGGAAATAGTATGGCACACATTAGCAGCTCTTGTCCCTCAATACCGGTCCTTGTAAAAAATGAATTTCTTCATAATCAAAAAGAAGGGTTCAATCAGTTTACAAAGGGCTGGGTTGTTGCTGTTAGAACCATTAAGGGACTGGCTGTTACCTTTTACGTTTTATTAGAAAACGGCGTTTTATTTACGGGACTTCCAATACACGCACTTTGCCACAAAGAAAGCGCACCCATGCTTGATTTGGGTGATTTGGAAATGTGGGATTCTTTATCTTACGACCATTCTATTTTTCAAATCGATTTTTTGCGAGGCATGGCCTGTACGGTATTGCTTCGAAACAAGGAAAAGCACGACGGGGAGTACCTGTTTACAATCGATTTTTCTAATCAAACCGGATTAACAGGAATCGCAGAAAGTCCCAACGAATGGAAGACTTTTCATTTTATTAAATTAAAAAACGGACGCTTTGCTCTTTACCCTCAAAATCGAATTATTTTCCGGGACGCGTCTTTGACTAAAGCGACAAAAATCGATACTATTAAGTACCAAGTAAATACCACGGAATGGGGCTGTGAGGACGGCAACAAGTGGACGGTTGGATATGACTCTAGTTATTTGTATGGAGTAAATCGTGATGAATAAAATTGATATGTCATGGGGATCTCCGGCTTTTTTAGTTCCATACTGGGAAACGCATGGAATTAAAGTTGCTCGTCAAATTGACCGCGATATGACGTATAATTTTGGTTCTCGTGAATCTCTTAAACAAATTATTCGAGACATTCATAACCAAGAACAAAACGCCGAAACCGACGGTAAACATATTGTTGTTGCTGCGGGAGCCACTCAGATTATCCTTGGACTTCTCCACGTTTTAAAGAAAGAAACCGGGGCGGGCGCGGCTTGGGCTAATCCTCCTCATTTTTCTCGGTTCCCTCATCTTTCAGAATTTGCTGGACTTGAGTGGGCTAAAAAGAAAAACTCGCTTATTATTACAACCGTCCCTAACAACCCAGACGGATCGCAGATTGTACATAAAAACACCGCGATCTTGGATCTTACTTATAACTGGCCTCAGTATCTTGCCAAGGTGAAAAACTTTGATCACCCTGCAATGGTGTTTTCTCTTAGCAAGGCGACTGGACATGCGAGTACCCGTATTGGTTGGGCGATTTTGGAAGACGAAATGATTGCGCGTGGGTTAGAGCAATATATTGAGTATAGCACCAGCGGACTGTCTATTGATTCTCAGCTTACCGCAGAAGCGGTTCTTTCTAGTCAGCTAAATGCCGACTATACCGTATTTGATGATGGCAAAAAAACACTAGACGACCGAATGTCGTTGCTTGATGAAATTGAAAAACGGCTGCCATTCAAAATCATTAAAACGGCAGGAATGTTTCTGTGGGCCGAGGGAGACTGTCCAAAAGAAATCATTGGATTAGACGGTAGAACTCTTCGTGGTCCATCTGGAACATTTCGTCTTAATATCGGCTGTTCTTCTGAAAGCTTTATTTCTTTTCACAATCTATTTGCAAAAAAGAAACTTCCAATGGATTCTATTGTCTAAGGTTTAAACATTCTTAGCGGACGATCGGACCTTGAGCCAATATCAAGGTGTACCCAATTTGTATTTTTACCCTTTGTGTGCGCGGGGTCTTCTAACCACAACTCGTATTTTTTAAGCAGATCCGGTTGAGATAAAATTTTAGCAGCAAGCGATTGTCCGGAATCATCTTTTATATCGACGGCCTTTCCGGTCATGTGTAGGCTTTTCTTGGCCGCGTTTGCGACCTTAGAGTTTATAGCAGCAGGACGCCATCCGGACGAAACTTCGGCCTTTGTGATTTTTAACTCCCAAAGAAGAGCGTTTACTTTTTCAAGAAGTATGATAATATTATCTAGTATTTCTTGGGTTAACTCTTGAGGATACTGTGAGTCTCTACCCATTAGATAGGCGGCTTGTGTAATAACTTGCTTTTCTATTTTTGAAAATCCACAGGATGGACACTTTAACCATCCTTGGGCGCTTGGGTGAAGACCCATAAACGATGAGCACATTCTGCATATTTTGTAATTAAATGGCATATAACCCTCTAATATAGTTGTTGAAATTAACAACTTTATTTATAAGTATTTATAGCAACACCGACCGCCGTTTTTACGGCAATTAACAAACAAAGCGGTTTACGCAAAAAATGCTTATAAAACAACCGGTTAGGAAGATATGGAAAAATTAACGCGATTTTTACCACTGGGCTTGTTTTGTGTTTTCTCTTTAAAGTTAATGGCTTTGGGTGCTCAGCTCACCGATTCTCTCGTTCTTTTGGTATTAGCGTCATATTCCGCTTACCACGAATTTAAAACTGTTGATAAACAGATTAAAGAATTTGAAGATCGATTAAAGGAAAACGAACGGGTTATCACCCAAAAGGCTAAAGAGATAGAAGACGTTAAGGCTCTTCTTTCAAGCGTAAAGCTGGGTCAGCAGCTAAAGACTATCCAATCCAATAGAGGCTAATTGTGTCGCTAGAAAAAATGCTTGATGAAGCGAAAGATTTAGCCGAGCTTCGGGTTTTTTCTGAAGCGCAACAAAAAACCATTGTAAAGCTTTCTAAGAAAAACAAAGAGCTTGAAGACGAGATTTCTCATCTAAAAAAGCTCCTTGAAACAACTGCTCCAATCATTTCAAACAATGAAGCAGTTCCGTCTGTTTCGGCTGATAAGTTTTTAACAACTGATCAGGAAGCTATTTGTAGAATGCAACTTAATCGCCTTAAGGAAGTTTCTTACGAACGCGAGCTTACACTTGAAGAGGCAAAACGCGTTGAGATTTTTTCAAAGATCATTAACGTTCTTGAAAATAGCCCAAAGACAATTAAGGTTGAAACAAAAAATCTTGATAATAAAGAACTGCTTAGCTTAATTGAACAAGACCCGTCATGAGTAAAATTTCCCGTCAAGAGGCCATAAAAGAACTATGGCGCCGAGGAGAGCTTTCTTGGAAGCTTGACGGTGTGCAAAAGCAAATGCACAAGTCGTTTTACGAATCTAAGTTTAAAACCCATACTTGGCTTCTTGCTCGTCGTTCTGGAAAAACATTTTTGCTTTGTATTCTCGCTCTTGAGCAATGCATTAAAACACCCAACAGCATTGTAAAGTTCGTTTCTCCCACAAAGCTTCAGGTTAACAATAACGTTCGTCCTCTTTTTAAAACAATTCTTGGTGACTGCCCGGAAGACATTAAGCCTGAGTTTCGAACAAAAGATTATATTTATTATTTTCCAAACGGTTCAGAAATTCAACTCGCCGGAACCGACTCCGGCCACGCCGAAAAGCTTCGCGGTGGCGACTCGCACATTTGCATTGTTGACGAAGCTGGTAGCTGCGATCAGCTTGAGACTGTTGTAAAAAGCATTCTTCTTCCAACCACTCTTATTACTCGCGGTAAGCTTGTGCTTGCTAGTACCCCGCCGCAAGAGTCCGGACATGATTTTATTAAATTTATTGAAGAAGCCGATCTTCGTGGCTCTTTGGTTAAAAAAACGGTTTACGACAACCCGCGTATTTCAAAGGATCAGTTAGAAGAACTAATTGAGGAACTTGGTGGATTAAACACTGAGGCGGCCAGACGCGAACTTTTGTGTGAAATTGTCAAAGATAGCACCACTTCTGTTATTCCGGAAGCAACAGACGAGCTGTATGCTGAGATTGTAAAAGAATGGCCTAAGCCGCCGTTTTATGAAGCGTATGAAGCGATGGACTTGGGGTTCAACGACCTCACAGTAATCCTTTTTGGTTACTACGATTTTAGAAGCGCTAAGATTATTATTGAAGATGAGTATGTAATTAACGGTCACGAGCTTCATTTGCCTAAAATGGTAGACAAAATCAGAGAGATAGAATACAATCTGTGGTTTAATCATCTTACAAATGAACAAAAAAGACCAACAAAACGCGTAAGTGATATTGATTACATCGTTTTAAATGAAATTAGACGAATTAGTAACAACGAAATTCGGTTTGACGCAACAAAAAAAGACAACAACGAAGCCGCAATTAATACAATTCGTGTTCTTTTGGCAAAAAAACAAATTATTATTCACCCAAGATGTAAAACTTTACTTCGTCACCTAAAGAATGTAAAATGGAAGAGTCCGAACAATAAGGATAAGTTTGCTCGCTCTCCAGATGACGGACACTATGACGCTGTTGATGCCTTAAAATACTTTGTGCGATCAATTAATTACAACAAAAACCCGTATCCGGAAACTTACAACAAAGAACTTTATCAGTATTACGCACCGGAAGTAAGAAATCACGACAGTTTTAATCCAGTTGCTCAAAAAGAAGATAAAAGTAGCGTTTACAAAGCGATTTTTGGAATAAGGAAGAAATAATATGGACGGACAAAGCAAGTATCAGTCAGCCGAAGAGCAGTATTTTGCCGCAAAATCAGCAAAAGACGTGTCTTCTAATCTTCTTGAGAAGGCTGCCTCCTTTTTTAACCTTCTCCGCGCAAACGCTTACCTTGAAAAGCTTCAACGCATGTGGCGCGCTTATCACGGTGCGTATGATAACGATCTAGGCTTTGGTCATCGCATCAATTTTACCGGCGAACAAGGTGAATTCACTCAACTTTCGGTGAATCACTTTAGAAACATCGCACAACACATTTACGTGATGATCACTTCCAATCGTCCCACGATGGAAGCTCGCGCTATTAACACCGATTATCGGTCACTGGCGCAAACTCACATTGCAAACGGCGTTCTTGACTATTACATGCGCGAAAAGCGCCTTGAAGATTGCCTAAAGTACGCAACAGAAATGGCAATTGTTCTAGGTTCAGGTTTTGTTAAGCTTGAATGGAACGCAACTTCTGGTGAAGCTTACGACGTTGACCCTGACACTGGAGAATTTAATTACGAAGGTGAGATTGAGTTTTCAAATCTTTCGCCGTTTGACGTTGTTGTTGATGGAACCAAGGAAACTTGGGACAACGACTGGATCATGTGTCGTACTTTTAAGAATCGTTATGATTTAATGGCAAAGTACCCAGAGCTTGCCGACAAGATTCGCTCAATTCCGCCTAAAAATCAAAGCGCTGTCTATCGTCTTGCTGTATTTTCAAACGATGATACCGATGATATTCCTGTTTATGAGTTTTTTCACAAGCGTACCGAAGCGATGCCCGATGGTCGCTATATGTTGTTTGTGGATGCCGATGTTGTTTTGTTAGATGTTCCGATGCCATATCGGACAATGCCAATTTTCCGTATTGCTCCTTCTACTATTATGGGAACTCCTTATGGATATACCCCCATGTTTGATATTTTTCCAATTCAAGAAGGAATCAACTCGCTTTACAGCACGATTATGACAAACCAAAACGCATTTGGTGTTCAGAATCTATTCGTGCCTCGCGATGCCGACGTTTCTCTTGCTTCACTTCAGTCGGGAATGAATATTATTGAAGGAAACAGCAAGCCAGAACCAATTAACTTTACGCAAACCCCTGCAGAAGTGTTTAAGTTTCTTGACACTCTAATTCAAGCTGCTGAAACGATTTCTGGTGTTAACAGTGTTGCACGCGGAAATCCAGAAGCTTCACTTAAATCAGGAGCGGCGCTTGCCCTTGTTCAAAGCATGTCGCTTCAGTTCGTTTCTGGGCTTCAGCAGTCTTATGTTAAGCTTATTGAAGACGTTGGAACTGCTCTTATTAACATCCTAAAGGATTTTGCTAAGACACCAAAAGTTATTGCTCTTGTTGGAAAGCACAATCGCACCGAATTAAAGGAATTTACGGGTGAGCAAGTAAGCTCAATCAATCGAGTCGTTGTTGACGTGGGTAATCCTCTTTCTCGAACCATCGCCGGTCGTGTTCAAATGGCTGAACAAATGCTGCAGATGAATCTTATTAAGTCTCCTCAGCAATATTTTCAGGTTATGAACACAGGACGACTTGATTCTATGTTTGAAGGTGAGCTTAGTGAACTAATGCTTATCAAGTCTGAGAATGAGCGCATGATGGAAGGCGAAGATGTTAGCGCCACCTCAATTGACGCGCATCGTCTTCATATCATGGAACACAAGTCAGTGCTTGCTGATCCAGATCTTCGCCGCGATCCGGTTCTAACTGAAAAAGTGTTTAATCACATTTTAGAGCACATTGATCTTCTTCGTAATACCGATCCAGATCTTCTTGCTCTTGTTGGTGAGCAACCACTTCCTCCGCTTCAGCCTCCAGCTCCTCCGATGCCAACTGGACAAAGTATTCCAGTTCAAGGACAGCAGGGTGAAAATATTCCAAATAGGGCGTTGGAAAGAAGTCCAATGTCTGATATGATGGGACAAGAGCAAGCTGCTGTTATGTCTGGTCCGGGTGTAGAAAATCAACCGCTTCCAAACATGCCAAAGCCGCCCGCTCCGTTTCAAAATATGCCAGTTAGCCCTGATCAGCTAACTCCGCAATAACATTCAGATTAAAAAATAATACACTTTTTAATCTCAAATTTAACAACTTTAGGTGTTGGAAAATGCCACGAAACTATAGTTCGTTAGACCAAAATCAAATCATGCAACGGGCTTTCGATGAAAGCGCCGACGCACTCAGGGTCCAAACAGAAGCTAGGGTCGTTGCAAATGCGATGGAAGTCGCTATTTCCGACAAAGACGATTCGATTAGACTAGGGGATGGGACAAACTTAACACAAGTGAATCCGGATGGATCACTTAGAGTAAGTGCTGGTTTAGTAAAACAAGCGTTTGACTACTTTAGCGGTAGTCACACTGATACTACCAGTACTTATGTCTATAAAAGAGGGGGATCAAGTGGTGTTACTGTAGCGACAGTAAATATTGTCTATACTAACACCGATAAAGATGAGATACTAAGCCTTACGGTAAACTAAAACAATGTTTAACTTGCAGTTTGATCCAGTTACCACTGAAATGGTAATTGGCAAAAAAAAGAAAAGCACTACTGTCGTTATTGGCGATGGTAGTTCTGCTACGATCAGTGCTCTGATCGTACCTGCTCCGTTAGAATTAATGGTCAATAACCTTACTGTTATTGATTTTGTTGAGATTACCGATACCGGCGCATTTTCAATCTACACAGATAGCTCTGTGGAGGTGACATAATGTCCCAATTAATCTTTAATAAAAGGACAACACCTTCTACTCCTTCAACAAACAAGGTTTCCGTCTATGTAAAACCAGACGGTGAGCTTTATATGAAGAAGGATAACGGCACTGAAGTTAAAGTTTCAGGAAGAGCAACCCTAAAGATTGAACCACGGGTAATTACTGCACAAGAAGCAGCCAATAAGCAGCTTGTTTTACAGGCAACACCAATTGAACCCGATAATATCTCATTAGTTATAGGCCACGGGGGTGGACCTCAAATCAAAGGATTAGGTTTTGATATTTCTACGCTAGACTCTACCGTCCTTTATTGGAATGGTAAGGAATTAGATGGATTTATTGAAGAGGGGGATGTTTTCATTCTCCATTATTTAACGATCGTTTAATATTAACAACAATAACAACAACTTAGAAAGGTACTTTTAATGAGTATTTTTATTAAAAAGAAGTTTATAGGCGAAGGCGAGGTTGACGGTGCCAAGATTCTGGTGCTCAACAACCAAGCGGTTCGCGCAAAAGCTGCGGGCGGGTCTGCGGTTGAGCTTTTCAAGCTTGACTCTGCCGACAAGCTCCAGTTTCTTGTAAGTCCAAAATCAAGCGCTGTTCCGGCTGAAGGTTCGGATCTTGCTAACAAAGATTACGTCGATGCTCAGGTTGCTGCTGAACAGTCTGCTCGTGAAGCAGCTGAAGCTGCTCTTGAATCGGCTGTTGAAGCTGAACAAACTCGCGCTGAAGGCGCAGAAGCTGCTCTTGCTGCTGATATTGCATCAGAAGCATCTGCTCGCGCTGCTGCTGTTTCTGCCGAGGCTGCTGCTCGTGCAGCTGCAGACGCAGGTCTTGCTGCTGACATTGCATCAGAAGCTAGCGCTCGCGCTACTGCTGTTTCAGCTGAACAAGCCGCTCGTGAAGCTGCTGACACCGCTGAAGCGTCCGCTCGTGCGGCTGCTGTCTCCGCTGAAGCTGCTGCTCGTCAGTCTGCCGACGAAGCACTCGGTGCTCGCATCGATGCTGTTATCTCTAATACAGACCCAGCTGCTCTTGACTCACTTGCTGAAGTCGTTGCTGCGTTTCAGGCTGCCGATGGCGACCTAGATTCAGCAATCACTGCTCTTGGTACCAGCGCAACTTCTGCGCTCGGTGCAGAACAGGCTCGTGCTGAGGCCGCTGAAGCAGCTCTTGCTGCTGATATTGCAGCTGAAGCTGCAGCTCGTGCTGCTGCTGACAGCGCTGAAGCCTCGGCTCGCGCCGCCGCTGTCTCTGCAGAACAAGCTCGTGCCGAAGCAGCTGAACAAGCTCTTAGCTCCGACATTTCTGCTGAAGAAGCTGCTCGTATTGCTGCAGTTTCTGCTGAAGCCGCTGCTCGCGCAGCTGCCGATAGCGCAGAACAAGCTCGTGCTGAAGGTGCAGAAGCTGGTCTAGCTAGTGATATTGCTGCTGAAGAAGCGGCTCGTATTGCAGCTGTGTCCACTGAAGAAGCCGCTCGTATCGCTGGTGATGCTGCTGAAGCAATCGCCCGCGCTGCAGCTGTTTCCGCTGAACAAAGCCGTGCAGAAGCTGCGGAAGCTGACCTTGCCGCAGACATTGCTGCCGAACAAGCAGCCCGCGAAACTGCTGTTTCCGCTGAACAAGCTGCTCGTGAAGCAGCTGTGAGCGCAGAAGCAACTGCTCGCGAATCTGCTGACGATGCTCTTAGCGCACGTATCGACGCTGTTATCTCTAATACAGACCCAGCAGCTCTCGATTCGCTCTCTGAAATCGTTGCAGCTTTTGAAGCAGCTGATTCTAATCTCAACTCTGCTATCACCGCTCTTGGTACCGGTGCAAGCTCAGCACTCGCTGCTGAAGTTGCCCGTGCTCAAGCTGCTGAAGCAGATCTAGCAAGTGATATTGCTGCTGAACAGGCTCGCGCCGAAGCAGCAGAAGCTGCTCTTCAAACAGCAATTGATAATGAAGCAGCCGCTCGTGCAGCGGCTGTCACTGCTGAAGCAACTGCACGCGCTGCCGCCGTTTCTGCTGAAGAAACTCGCGCAACCGCTGCTGAAGCCGGTCTAGCTGCCGATATTGCCGCTGAAGAAGCTGCTCGTATTGCTGCAGTTTCTGCTGAAGAAGCGGCTCGTATCGCTGCTGTTTCTGCTGAAGAAACCGCGCGTATTGCCGCTGTCTCTGCTGAGCAATCAGCACGCGAAGCTGCTGACGCTGCTCTTGCTTCTGATCTTGCAGACGAAGTTGCTGCTCGTGAAGCTGCTGTTTCTGCTGAAGCTGCAGCACGCGCTGCAGCTGTTTCTGCCGAGCAAGCTCGTGCAGAAGCCGCTGAAGCTGGTCTAGCTAGCGACATCGCAGACGAAGCTGCTGCTCGCGCTGCTGCTGTCTCGGCTGAAGCCGCCGCACGCCAAGCTGCTGATGAAGCACTTGACGCTCGTATTGATGCTGTTATCTCCAACATCGATCCAGCCGCTCTCGACTCCCTTTCGGAAGTCGTTGCCGCTTTCGAAGCTGCTGATTCAACCATCAACGGTGCAATTAGCTCCCTTAGCGCAAGCGCTTCTTCTGCTCTAGCAGCAGAACAAGCTCGTGCTGAGGCCGCTGAAGCAGCTCTTGCTGCTGACCTTGCTGCTGAAGTTAGCCGCGCTCAAGGCGCTGAAGCTGACCTAGCATCTGATCTTGCTACAGAAGCGTCTGCTCGCGCAGCCGCTGATAGCGCAGAACAGGCTCGCGCAGAAGCCGCTGAAGCAGGTCTTGCGTCCGATATTGCTGCTGAAGAAGCCGCACGTATCGCCGCTGTGTCCGCTGAAGCATCTGCTCGCGCTACTGCAGTCAGTGCTGAAGAAACTCGTGCAATGGCAGCTGAAGCCGCTCTTGCTGCAGATCTTGCAACTGAAGAAGCTGCACGTATCGCCGCTGTTTCAGCTGAAGCTGCTGCTCGTGAAGCCGCTGACACCGCTGAGGCATCCGCTCGTGCGGCTGCAGTAAGCGCTGAACAGGCTGCTCGTGAAGCTGCTGACTCAGCACTCAGTGATTCTCTTGCCGACGAAGTTGCTCGCGCAACTGGTGCGGAAGCTGATCTCGCTGCTGATCTTGCTGCAGAAGAAGCTCGTGCAATTGCCGCTGAAGCTGCAGTTCAAGCTGCTGCTGAAGCATACACCGACGCAGAAGTCACCGCTCTTAAGGGTGGCGTAAGCACTTCTTATAACACTCTCAAGAAGATCGAAGACAAGATTGAGTTCATTGTTGATAACACTGATCCAGCCGCTCTCGATTCACTCGCTGAGATTGTTACCGCTTTCCAAGGCGCCGATGGTAGCATTAACACCGCTATCAGCAACCTTGCATCAAGCGCAAGTGCAAACCTTGCGACCGAAACCGCTGCTCGTGAAGCTGCTGATGCGGCTGAAGCTACTGCTCGTCAAAATGCTGACGCTGCTGAAGCTTCCGCTCGTGAAGCTGCTGACTCGGCACTCAGTGGTCGTCTTGACGCACTAGAAGCAGATCCAGTCACCCAGACTTATGTCGATGGTGCTCTTGCTGCTGAAAGTGCTGCACGTACTTCACAAGATGCTGTTCTTGAAGCTGCTATTAATGCTCTTCAAGCAAGCGTTGCTGCATATCATCCAGCTGCTCCTGAGACTTTTGAACTCGGCGCTGGTGATATTGCTAACGGTTATATCGAACTCGCAGTTACCGCTGTTGTTGCAAATTCAATTGTTGCACACGTTAACCGCTTGAACGTTATGCCGGGCGAACTCACCCAAAGCAGTGGAACCGGCGGAAAAGTACGCCTTACCTTCGCAGGTGAGCTTGCTTCCGGCGGATCACAGGCTCTTGTTGCTGGCGACACTCTTGTCGTCCGCTACTGGGTTCAGTAATCTAGCTAACTAGCTAAAATGTAAGGGGTGTGTCTGTTTATATAACAGATGCACCCCTTCTATTAAAAAGGATTTATATGCCATTACTTACTGTTCCGGCTTCTGTTGCTAAAGGCGCAGCTCAGTCGGTTACTCTTGATAAAAGCGCTCTTTTTGCTCTTAGCGCTGTATCGTCTAACTCTTATTTTTCAGATTCCGCAAACGTTAAGCGTGCGATCGTCGAGTACAACTCCGATCCGGGCAATCAACGTGAATACCTCATTTTTGACATGGCAGAAGCATCGCCGACTGCTGTTTTTCAAGTAAGCAGCCATGCTCGTTCTAGCTTTTTGCTAGATCGTATTGTTCTTGAAGACTTTGATGAAGGAAATCTTGTTATTGAAAGAGCCGACCTACCAAACGGCTTTGATATTACAATCATCTAAAAGGAAATTATATGATTACATTTCCTAACAGTCTTGTAAAAGGTCAAGATTTGACCTTTACACTAGACAAAACCGCTCTTTTTGCGGTTGTTTCAGATGAATATTTTTCAGTAGAAGCAAACGTTGAAAAGATTATTTTTGTTTACAGAAGCGAAGACGGTCATCAACGCAAACGAATCCAATTCATGGTTTCGGATTCAGCCCCTTCTGATGCGGTTGGTTTTTCTGAAAAAGCAAACGACGTTTTTAATCTTGAACAAATTATTTTAGTGGACTATGATGGTGGAACACATGTTGTTTCTCCTTCAGTCGTTTCTCTTTCTGAACAAACAATTACATTTAATTCATCTCCTTCTGAAGAAATTTACTTCGCTTTTGATGGAACTAACGACGCAAATCTTGGTGGATTTGACGTTGGAGCTTTTTTTAGCTAATAAAAGGATAATATATGTCTAAACCAACTAACAAACCGGGATGGAATCCCACTAGTAACTCAACTGAACCGTCTTCAGCTAAAAAAGCAGCTGGATGGTCTTCTGGCGAAAAGCCGTCATCAGCTCATTTTAACTGGCTGATGAAAACCGTCTCTGAATGGATTGATCATATTGACGCAGAGGGCGTTCAAGGTCCAAAGGGCGATACTGGACCGCAAGGAATTCAGGGCGAAAAAGGCGATGCTGGCGCTACTGGGCCACAAGGATTACAGGGCGAAAAGGGGGACACTGGCGCAACCGGCGCACAAGGCGAAAAGGGCGATACTGGACCGCAAGGCGCAACGGGAGCATCTGGCGGTATTAGTTCTGCCGATCTTGCTCGTATTTCTGCTCTTGAAGGAGTTTCTGGAATTGTTGCCGCAAGTCCAGTAACTGTTACTTTCCCATATAACGGCGGAGCCGCACCAAGCGAATACACTATTGGCAATAGCGGCAGTTCAATTGCTGTTAACTGGGCAAACGGTGCTTCTCAGTTTGTGACCCTTACTGCAGACGCGACTGTTTCATTTACAGGTGGAACTGCTGGTAATACTTATTACCTTCGTATTCAACAAGGCGGATATGGGCTAAAACGTGTTGTCGGATGGCCGACCAACATTGTTTGGAACAGCGGATCTGTTCCGACCATTTCAACTGCTGCTTGGACCGTGGACGTAATCGGTTGCTATTATGATGGCACTAATTATTACGGTTATGTTTCGCAAGGATATTTCACCGCACCTAGCGTTATTGATACCAAGAATGGATATATTTCTGGTGGATGTACCGGTGGCGTGTCCGGTGGATCGTATGTTAGAACTGTTGAAAAACTTAATTTTAACTCCGACACAACACTATCAACTGTTCAAAGCGGATTTGGTTACATACAAAACGCCAGCGGAACTTTAGTTGATCCGTCTGTAAGTGGGCTTGCGTCAATGGGATTGGGTACACAATCTTCGACTCACGGTTATCACATGTATTCGGTTTATTCAACAAGCCTACCACTTGTAAATAACAATAATTCAACCGCAATGAGTAAATTACAGTTTTCAAATGACACAGGGGCTATTGTTGTTGTAAGACCAGCAAATAGCGTAGCTAGTTGGACCGCAATGGGTAGAAGACCGGCAGTTCAATCCGGAACGGCAGCATACACTCATTTTGACACCACTTCGTTTGGAAAATTTACTTTTTCAACAGATACGGCTTCAAACATTGTTGTTTCCGGCGCAAGCAATGGTTCAAACAATTCGTATTCATTTTCTGGAGAAACGTCTGGTGTCACTTGGCGCGGAAGCAACAACTTAATTGCGCTTAAAACCTCGTTTTCAACAGATGCTCTTTCTTTTACTACATATGTGTCTGTTCATTATAATAACGGTGGTGGATTTAATGAATGCGTAGATGGTCAATATAACGGATATTCGATTGCTCAAACGGCCGCTACTCCTACAAGCACTCTATATAAAACAGACAAAAGCACGGACACTTGGACAACAGTATCAACTCTTTCTGCGACTGGAGCTACATGCTCTGCCGTTCAAGGAAATGCGGCGGGTTATTTTTGTGGAGGGCAAAATCAAAGCAGTGCACCATCTTCTACTGGTTCTAGTGTATCCGCTATCAGAAAAATTGCGTATAGTCCCGAAACATTTTCAGTGCATTCTGCTTCGTTAACTAATGCTCGTATCGGCAGTGCCGGTTTTGAAGGCTAAGAGGTTTATATGTCTAAACCAACTAATAAACCGGGATGGAGTTCTACAGGCGTAGAGCCTTCGTCTACTAAGAAGTCACAAGGATGGGCCGCCGGCGAAAAACCGTCAGCTGCTCAAATGAATTGGCTATTTAAAACCGTCTCCGAGTGGATTGAACACGTCGATGCTGACCAAGTAAAAGGCGACACTGGCGACGCTGGTCCACAAGGCGAAAAAGGTGCAACTGGAGACACTGGAGCGCAAGGCATTCAGGGCGTTAAAGGTGACACTGGCGATGCTGGCCCGCAAGGTCCAAAGGGACTTACTGGCGACCAAGGTCCGCAGGGAGCAGCCGGCAGCGCTGCGTTAGACGCAACAACTGAAGCTCGTATTGCTGCGCTTGAAAGCAAGGCTAATATTTCAACTCCGTCATCTGTTAACATTGGCATTCCATATGTTGCCGGGGTAAATAGCGAATACGATAATGGAAATAGTGGATCACTTAAAACAATTGATTGGTCTAATGGACTTTCTCAAAGTTTAACAATAAATACCGCTTGTACTGTTTCTTTTGCTAATCCTGTTTCCGGTAGTGTTTATTTTTTAAAGCTAATTCAAAATAACGGGTCAATAAATGTTTATTGGCCTAGCGAGATTGTTTGGAGCGCGGGTGCGCCGCCGAGTTCTTTTAATAATTATTTAACAATGTTGTTAGCGTTTTATTACGATGGAACCAACTACATTGGATATGTTAAAAAAACGTTTTATCCCACCGCAAGTAATTATTTTATTGAGCCAGTTGTGGCGCTTGAGTCAAAAAAAGGATATATTGCTGGGGGTGTAACGGGCGGAGGACTAACAGCCGCTGTTACTTCAATTCAAAAAATTGATTTTAACGTGGACACAATTATCACCACTGTTCAAAGTCAGTTTTCTTCAAGATTTAACACAACCGGTGGATATGCTTCGCAGCAATCCGGTTCGCATACATCAAATGGACAGGGTACACAATCTTCAACACATGGATATTGTGATTATCAATTATACTCGGCTTTACCGACTGTAAATGGTAATAACAACATGTGTGTCACAAAGATGGCGTTTGCAACCGATTCTGGACAAGTTACAACAATTCGTCCGATTAATACCTCTCTTTGGTATGGAGCAAATCGTCGTTCTATTGTTCAATCTGCAGACAATGCATATAAACACAGCGCGACCACCACGTTTGCAAAAATGGCATTTTCAACCGATGCGTTTTCGACTGTAACACTTGCATCGGGAATTGGAACCCCGGTTGGATATAACATCGGTATGTCTACAGCTTCCATTGGTTATACTTGGGGTCTTACTGGGGCACTCACCTCTGGATATAAGCTAGCTTTTGCAACAGAAACCGCTTCTGCAGCAAGCACAACCGCTTCTTATTCATCAAACGACGGTGGTGGGTGGGGTGAAGCTGTTGATGGTAGTGATGCTGGATATGTGCAGAAAACAACAAGCGCGACTTCAAGCGGAACCGTTCGTTGTTATAAAATGCTAAAATCAACAGATGTGTGGAGTACGCTTGTGGCGGCTCTCACTGGTGCAGGACAGGGTGCTTCTGCAACACAAGGAAATACTTGTGGTTACTTTTGTGGCGGACAAAACACAACTACAGCCGGCGTTTCCACAGCCGGACAAAGACAAATTAAAAGAATCCTTATGTCAACGGATGCGTACACTCTTCATAGCGAACTGCTTTCTCAAAATAGGGCGTTTGCCGCAGGATTCGAAGGCTAATTTGACATAAGACAAAAATAGTGTCATAATTAAGGGCAGGAGAGCAATCTCTTGCCCTTTTTTATTTTATAGGAGTAAATATGTCTGATAATACAAATCTACCATCCGTTCTTTCTAATGACCGTGTTGAAGAAATTAAAAAGATGATGTGGGATATTCCCTTTGGTAACACTAGCTTCCAGATTCAACACTTTCTTCGTGAATATACCCCTGAACGCCAGCTTCGCATGATTCTTCTCCAGATGAACGAGAAGATTACGTCACTTGAGAAGTATAAGCTTAATCGTCAACGTATTGAGCTTGATCTTGAAGAGCTTGAAGAAAAGATTAATAAGGCTGAAGGACGCGAACGTAAACGTCTTGAGATCGATTTGATTGAAAAGCAAATGGATCACGCCGCAAGCATGAAGCTTGTAAATGATACCGTTGCCGAAGTTCAGACTTATGACAATCTTTTACGTGAAGTTCAAGCCGCTGTTGGCGAGGTTAATCGCGATAACTTTGAAAGAGCAGAGCAGAAGTACTGGGAAATGCGCTTATTAGACGACGCACGCGCCAATCTGACGGGCAATGGCTCAATCGATAGGGGTACCCTTCAGTCGCTTCAGAAGATCGGCCTTACAGCCGTTCGCGGGCATGACGGCATTTCCTTCCTAACAAACGATCAGTTGCTAAAGCTTGAGCAAATGCAAGCCGAACAAGCCAAACAGTTAGAACATAAGGCAAATTCCGATGGCTCGGGTAATTCTTAAAGATCCTAATAAGCCGTCGCTTAAAAAAACGCATACTCCGCTATCCGTTAAGTATAAGCGATACTTAAGACTGTCAATATTTCTTAACATTTTGCTTTGTGGCGGGCTTGTTTACGTATTAAATAAGCCCGTTGCAGATGTATTATTTGTAAAATTACTGAATAAAATACAACGGTTAATGTAAATTAACAACTATAAACATGGCTACTCCTGCCAAGGGCAAACGTTTTGTTAAGGTTGTTAAAACATTAAGCGGTCGTACGCGTAAAGTGTCGTATGGACAGGCCGGAAAAGCGTCTGATGGCGGGGACAGAATTCGTCCTTCGACCTCTAAAGCGGACGCATACTGTGCTAGATCTAATAAGATTAAGGGCGATTGGAGAAGCGATCCCAATTCGCCTAATAATCTTTCTCGCCGTAAATGGAAATGCATCGGAAATAAATCCCGGCGCTAATTTATGGCTGAACGGTTTTCTAAAACACGAAAAGCAATGCGAAAGACGGAGGGAGCAAAACCCACAAATCCCGAATTGTATTCTCGTGTTAAATCAGAAGCAAAGCAAAAGTTTGATAGATGGCCATCTGCTTATGCTTCGGCTTGGGTAGTAAAAACTTATAAAGCTCGTGGCGGAGGCTACCGCTCGTGAGCTTAAAACGCTGGTTTGCTGAAAAGTGGACCAACCAAAAGGGCGACGAATGTGGCGCAGGAACAACAAAAGGTGTTCCAAAGTGTCGTCCATCTAAAAAAGTTTCTTCCGAAACACCTAAAACATGGGGTGAGCTTTCAGAATCGCAAAAGAAAAGAGCCGTTGCTGATAAACAGAAAACAGGACACAAAACCAGCAAGGTGCGATTTTCTCGATTAAAGAAAGCTATGAAAAAGTCTTAATATGGATAAAGAAAAATTCCTTGAGTTGATTCGTCAAATCGAATCTTCAGGTGGTAAAAACGTTGATCACCGCACAATGGCGTCTGGGCTTCACAAAGGTCAGGCTGCAATGGGCGAGTACGGCATTATGCCTAAAACGGCTGAAGAGTTTGTTAATCGTCGCAAAATGCGTGGACAGTTTGGTCCAGATGAAGCGATTATGGCTCAATTGAATCCAAAAGAATTGAAAGAATTTCTAGCTCAACAAGATCGGGTTGAGCAAAATTTAGCTGGTGATATTGCAGAACACGTTCTTCGTCGTTCCGGTGGTGACGAAGATAAAGCTGCATACATGTGGAACATGGGACATAACAAGAAAGCCTCGTCTATTGACGACGATTCTCTTGAAGCATCTAATTACGTTGATAAATTCCGTAAGCTTAAAAAGATGCTTTCTGGAAAGAAAACAATGCTCGCTGATAATGGCGACATGGGAGAAGAATAATGAGAGACATTTTAGTGCATCTTCGTGCGATGCATTTGTTTGCACACAACGCACATAATCTAGTGGCGCGTGCTCCATTTCATAGTGATCACGCATTTTTTGGCGAAACATACGAGGCACTTTCAGATGCTTACGACTCTGTTGCTGAGCGTATTATTGGGCTCATGGGCGAAGAAGCGCTCAAACCGCAGACACTTCTTCTTGAAGTTGGTGAGAAACTTAAGATGGCACCTTCGACGGGTGTCAAAGAAAACAAAGTGTTTTATCAATTCCAGCTTATGATGGAACAAGAGCTTTGTAAAAAGATTTCGATGACGATTGCTGCCGGTGTTTCTCCGGGAACCGAGCAGCTACTTGGAAATCTGTGTGATTTTTCTGAAGTTCGTCAGTATAAGATTAAGCAAAGGATTAAATAATTATGCCTAAAGACAAAAAACCTAAAAATCCTCTTTTACAAAACCCTCCTTATTGGGAAGGAGAAGAGGAGAATGTTTCTGACAGTCTTCGACGATTAGCTGATCGAACAAAGGCTGGTTATTATCCAAATCTTAAACAAAACGATTTATTGGGGCGCGCTCATGCTGGAGATAGCGATTACGATGAATATAATCCATATGCACCGCTTGCGGATTTGTTATATCAAAGAGATCGCATAATAGAACAAGCAAAATCTCCGGCGCCTGTTTATGACAACCGTGGAAAAATAATAGAGCAGCTCGGTCCATCTGAAGTTGATGTTGCAAAAAAGTTAAATCAGGGCGGATTTATGTCCCCCCGCAACATGGAGAGAGATTTTCCTCATTATGACGAGCTTCCTAGTCTTCATCAGCTTAATGTTTTAGATTCGCTTTTAACAAAGCGTGAAAATCGCGAAAATAACCAAGAAAGATTTAAACAATTAAAAAACGCAATCGAAGCATCAAGAAAAAAAATGTCTTTAAAACCAGTCGAAGATCTTGAATAAATGTCCTCCTCCGCTAACACATACACCACTCTTAAGCCTATATACAAAGAATCATATGGGTCTAAAGAACGTTTCAAAAAGGTCAAGGAAACGTGTAAGTGTAAGGATAAAAAAGGCAAGAAATAATGAGTCCGCGCAGATTTTCAAAGTTAGTCGAAAAACTGGGTATCAAAAAAGTCCTTCCTTCTGCTTCCGGTGAAAAAACGGCCACAATTGACCCGGATGCCCTTGCAAAAGCAGAAGCCGAAGCTAAAGCTGCTCTTGACAAAGAAAAGCTTGAAAAATTTTTAGCAACCGAAGTTGCTCCTAAACAAGAAATTGCTATACAAAGACGTAAAGAACTTAAAGCCGATGAGCTTGAAGAAGCCATTGCTAAATCTCAACAAGGCCGTGAGTTTAGCGGGTATAAAAATTGGGCAGAAGGTGGACCAACAACCGAAGAGCTTAGGCGTGCCGCTCTGGAGCGGTTTCAACAAGATAAAGCCGAAGGCGCTAGAGATATTGATTTATCCAAATTAAAAGCGACGGTTGGAATTGGTGCGTTAGCTGCTACTTTAAACCCAAACGAATCAGAGGCCGCTCCTCAAATTCCAAGAAAAACCATAGAACAGGCATTAAACAAGTCTAAAAACATTTTTTCTCCCGGAGGGGTTGATTTTAATCAGTTTCTTCGGTCTTTAAGAAAAGACGCTGATGGTTGGGTTCCGTCAGAAAAATCACAACTCGCGTCTCAAGAAATTTTAAACCATCTTATTTTAGATCGAACTGGTCTTCCCGAAGAAAAAACAATAGAGGCAATTCGTCAAATTTACCCAGAGACAAAAAACATACCAATAGAGGGGGATCTTTTAACTTTAGCCAAGGGATTTACTAATCCTAAAGAAAGATACGATCTCGAAAAAAATACGTTTGGTGCGTATTTTGGTGATCCACTAAAAATAGGAAAACAGAACCCGTTAAAATCAAAAATTTCGTATAATCCTGAGAAGGTAGAAAAAACTAGCCTTGCTGCTTTACTTGGTCACGAAGCCCAGCATCTTAGAGACGATATTTTTTTTCCAACAGCAACCTATTTTCCATACGCAAAAACGGATTTTCAGGCATATAAAAACTTACGTTCTCTTCTTTCTAATAAACCAAAAAACTACGATGAAATCAACAAATTGATGGCAGAACTTGGAATAAAAAACGACAGTTCTCCAATTTTAATACGACATGTTAAACAATTGGTTGAAAATCCATACGGGCGTACTCGACTTGTTGGGGATAATAAACAATTGGGTCTTTTGTCTCCAGAAGAATTGTTTAGTTCTTTTTCCTTGAACCACCATGTTTCTTACCCAAAAAATTATGAGTTAGAAAAGGCTAGAGAAATTGTTGAAAAAGGAATTCTTCCGATAAAAGAGGCGGATCAACTAAAAAGAATGATTCAGCTTGATCGCGAGTATAGCGACACTGCATCTTCTTTGGATAAAAAAGCGGCCGCAATCGGTGGCGCGGCAATTGGCGCAGGAATGCTTGCTAATTCCCCGTCAGCTCATGCAGACGAGGGGCCAACTGTTTCTCAATCTAATCCAGAACACAGCTCCAGCTCAACCTCTAATACAGTAAGAAAAGCTGCCGCTGAAGAACAAAGAAAATCTAATTTATTAAACGCGTTAGAAACATACGGTACTGCGGCTAGATCCGGTGTTAGTTCCGCTTTCCTTGGAACATCGGAGCCTGTTGTTTCCGGATTAAGTGCGGCAGTTGGTTCTCTTATTTCGGCCGGGTTTGATGCGGAAGATGCCTTGGACTTTGTTAAAAAGGCAACGAGTCCAGAAAGATTTAAAAAAGAATACGAAAGCGATGTTGAATATCGTAAGCGAATGCAAAAAGAACACCCAATTGCAGATATTAGCGGGTCGTTGGCTGGCGCATTTTCTCCTGTTGGACCTGCTGCAAAAATAGCAGGGTTAATAGGAAAAGGTACGGCTAAAGCTGGAGAAGCGTTATATAAAGCTGGTGCTTTAAAAAAACTTAGTGGCGCAGTTGGTGCTCCTGCCGCTCGTGCTATTACAAAAACAGGACTCGCGGCTGGCGAAGGCGCTGCTTTTATTCCAGCGGTTTCTTTCCCTGAGCAAAAAATTAAGGAACTTGCTGGCTTTTCTGAGCCAAGCGAACACTCTGTTTTTGATGAATTAAACGAACCCTCTACCCTTGAAGAAGCTGAATCTGGGGCTAAGATTCAGGGTGGCGTTAAGAGCGGTGTTGAATTGGCAAAACTTTTAAAAAGACTTAGACGATAAATATGCCAAATCTTAAATCTTTAAAACAACTTGCTAAAATTGCAGAAGAGATTGCTCCTGCTGCAAAAAAATTAGAAGATCTTCCCATGGATTTAGAATCCAGAATGGCTCGCGCTAAAGAGATGGGGTTTGATCTTCCCGTGTATCACGGTACCAGCACTGAAAAAATAGCAAAAAGAACCTTGCCCGATTTTAAAAATTTTGACGTGTTAAAAAACGTCTACCCAAGTGTACATGAACGAACAATAAATTCCGGAATAAAAAACTTTAAATCAAATGAAGCTTTTCACGGAAAAGGCATTTATACCGCTCCAAAAGAGCACATGTACAAAGTGAACGAATTTACGCGGGGCGAAGGCGAGCATATTTACCCTTTAATGCTTAGGGGTAAAAAAATATTTAACACCGGAGAAGGATATCTTGCCGACAGTGTTTTAAGTGCGATCCCTTCAAAAGAAGATAGCTTTAATAAGTTGAGTCAGTTGACTGGAAAATCTATTTCAGAATTACAAAAACTAGACAGAAATCAGTTGGCCGACCTGATACAAAAGCACCCAAAAGAATTTGAAGGACTAGCAAGATCATCTGAAATAGTCATGTTTGATCCTAAAAACATTCGTTCTAAATTTGCAAAATTTGATCCTTCTAAGGCCGACTCAGACAACATTGCGGCGGGATTAAGCGCCGTTGGTTTAGGTGGACTTGCAGCAAAACAAGCGTTACAATCAGAACAGCCCGAAACCGAAGAAGAGCGTTGGCTAAAAACAATGTCTCTTTTAGGCCCAAAATAATTTCTATACTTTTAACAACTATATATAAGCCTCCATCCATATCGGACGAGGTATCCAAATAATATACCCTTAATAGGGCTATGAAAGGTAATATATGTCTGAATCTACTACTGCTACTGCATCTGCATCCCCTGCCACTGAAGCAACTGCTTCTTCCGAATCGTCTGAACTAGAGTCAACGCAAGCCGCTGAAGGTCTTGAGGGCGCCGCCGCCGAAGGCGAAGCTGCCGAAGCCCAAGCTGCACAATCCGCTGCTGCTAAGAAAGAAGCGGCTCGCATTAAAAAGCTCAAGCTCAAGGTTGACGGTCAGGAGCTTGAAGAAGAGCTTCCGTTTGAAATCGACGATAATCCGGAAGCTGTTGAATACATGACCCGTCAGCTTCAAATGTCCAAGGCTGCTCAAAAGCGCATGGGCGAACACGCTCAGCTTCAAAAAGAAGTTAAGTATTTCCTTGAAGAACTCCGCAAGAACCCAAAGAAGATTCTTGCCGATCCTTCAATCGGTATTGATGTTAAGCAACTTGCTGCTCAAATCATTGAAGAAGAAATTGCTAACGCTCAAAAGTCACCAGAACAGCTTGAAAAAGAGCGTCTTGAGAATGAACTTCGTTCGCTTCAGGAAGAGCGTGAACAAGAGCGCGAAGAGCTTCGTCAAAAAGAATTTGCCCGTCTTCAGGAAATTGAATATGAGCGTTATGACAACCTCATGTCCAAAGCGCTTGAATCTAGCGATCTTCCAAAGTCTCCGTATGTCGTGAAGAAGATGGCTGACTACATGCTTCTTGGGCTCAACGAAGGCATCGATGTTTCTCCAGAAGACGTTCTTCCGCTCGTTCGTGAAGAAATTCAAAACGATCTTCGTGAAATGTTTGCTGTAATGCCAGACGAAGTTATTGAAAAGATTGTTGGCAAGGAAGTGTTTAGCCGCGTTCGCAAGAAGAACGTTGCAAAGGCTAAGTCAGCTCCCACTCCCGTTAAGTCTGCCATCAAGGATACCGGTGCTTCTTCTAAGGCAACCAGTGCAAATTCGGCGGAAAAGAAAAGCTTCCGTGATTTTTTTGGCGTATAATCACAAAACATAATTTGTAATTATACACATGGCTCTTATTCAAATTAAAAACGCGTCTATATTAATTGACGATGAAGATTTGCCCCTTGTGAGCAAATACAAATGGTATGTTGCTAACGTGAAATATCGCGGTAGACAGACTAAACAGTACGTGCAAGCAAGGGGCATTTCTCATTCTGAGCCCAAAATAGTAAAAATACATCGAATTATCATGGGAGTTGCTGATTCCAAAAAGGTGGTTGACCACAAAAACGGAAACGGCTTAGACAACAGAAAAGAAAATTTAAGAGTTTGTTCTCAGTTAGATAATTCTGCCAATCGAAAAACTTCCAGTTTATCAAAAAACAAAAAAGCGTCTAAATTTAAAGGTGTTACAAAATTAAACAACAAGTGGCGTGCGTATATCAATCTAAACTATACTTCTATTCATTTAGGTTTTTTTAACACGGAAACCGAAGCAGCAAACGCCTACAATAAGGCGGCTATAATATTATACAAAGAGTTCGCTAACTTAAATAAAGTCAATTCAATCGACGTTCAAATTAATGACGTTTTTTTAAAAACAATTAAAAAAACAATAAAATCAAATATTTAACTTTTTTTTATCAATTTTAACAACTATATTTAGATTATTAAGTGTCTGTTATTATTCGACTCTATATAACCGGAAATACCGAGTATGGACATTGGGTAAAGCTCTGGGCACGTTGTAGACGAAACTGAACGCTTTGCGTTCTTATTATTAACTCAAAATGTAAAGGACTAAAAAATGTCTATTTCATATCAAGCAAAAGATGAAGCGGTCCTTGGTCTTCAACTGAAGGTTCAAGAACTTTGCGTCAAGAAGTCAGATGTTGCTGTTCTCTCTGTGGGAGCAGGAACCGACGTAACCATCGATGTTAAAGAACCAGTCAAGGAAGTTCGCGCTGCACTGCACTGCGATGATTCTGATGGCGTTTATCTCATCGCTCAGGCCGGGATTGCAATCTCTGGTTCACAAATCACTCTCACTCTCAGTGCCGCAATTGCTAACGATGACTCAATCATCGTTAAGTACGTTGTAGCAGAATAATAGAAAGGAAATATAGGAATAATATATGGCAACAGCAAATACATTCGGTACGCCGAATAATACAGTTGGTACACTAAACGGTTTCTTCAAAGAGACCTATGCAGAAAAACTCGGTGAACTGATCCCAGATGGCGTTAAGCTTCTGAATAAGATTAAGTTCATGTCTAAGGACAAGCAGCCCGGAAATCTCTACCATTAATGTTGGTGGTAGTAAAATCAACTCTAATTGACTTGAAACCCCTGAAAACAGGGAAACAAGGCGGAAGTCGAAAGACACCGTGAGAGACTAAACGAGTTGACAACAGTAAGTTAATGATGTTACTGTTGATGCGATAGTCCGATCTACCGAAATAAAAGTAGCGGAATCCTTTCGAGGAACAACGCGATGCAAAATTACAAAGTATACCTTATCCGTAATAAGGAAAAACAAGTTGTTTACTGCGGCTTAACCGGTCAATCTATTGAAAAAAGATTGGCAGAACACCGATATACTAAAAAACTTGATGATACTTATACGATTGAACTGGTTATTGATTATTTAACTAGAGAAGAGGCTGCGATTTTAGAACGCAAACTTATCTCTCAGTATAATCTTTTACAAAGGGGATTAAATAAAAGTCCCGGTTCAATAAACGGATATTCTCAAGAACATTCTGAAGAACAAAAAAAGAAATGGTCTTTAGAAAGAAAAGGTAAACCGGTTAGTCCTGAACATGCGGCAAAAAATAAAACCGCTAGATTAGGAAAAACAAACGGAGAAAAGTGGAGACAAGCTCAATTTGAGAGTCACGCTAAACCTGTTATTTGTTTAGAAACCGGTAAAGTATACCCCAGCGCGAGACACGCGGCCAAAGAACTAGGCTTACAATACAGTAAAATTAGCCTAGTTTGTAACGGTAAGCGATCAACAACTGGTGGATTACACTTTGAATTTTATAAGAAACGGTAGAGAGAAGCAGAAATGACTTCTCCCTCTTGAAAAAGAGAGTAACAAACCGGTGCAACCGGTGATTCTCGGTCTCGAACACGGCGTCACCTTCGCAGGTAGCGATGAAGACGCTTTCAACCTCAATGCTCCAGTAGCAGGACAGGTCAAGGACGCACAGGTTAAGGGTTCCCCAGTGGTTCTCCGTTCCCTCCTTGGCTACGTTGCTGCAAGCCGTGCCGCCCTTGGCGGTCAGAAGGCTTTCATGGATGCAACCAAGTTCCTCGTCGCGAACATGCTTCGTTCGATGGCTAAGAAGCTTGAAATCGAAATGCTTTACGGTCAGATGGGCTATGCAACAATTGCTGCTCAAGGTGCTGGAATTGATGCTGTAAAAATTACCATCAGCACTTCCGAATGGGCACCGGGCATTTGGGCCGGCGCAGAAGGAATGCCGATTGAAATTCGCGACTTTACCGGTAGCACCAGCAAAGGCGAATTCAAAGTCGTTTCAGTTGATATGGATACCCGCGTTCTCACTCTTAACGCTGCTCCAGCCGGTCTTGCCTTTGGCGGTCCCGGTGTAGGCGACGTTATCTGGCACAAGGGCGCTTATGGGAACGAATTCCCGGGCATCCACAAGATTCTAAGCATTAGTGCTGGAACTCTGTTCAACATCGACGTTGGCACCTACAACCTCTTCCGTGGTAACGTTTTCTCTGCTGGCTCTGCCGCCCTCAGCTTCACCAAGCTGAACCTCGCTGCAGCGCGCGCAGTTGAAAAGGGCCTCGAAGGTCCGCTCTATGCGATGGTTAACCCACGCGCATGGGCAAACATGCTTTCTGACCAAGCTGCACTCCGTCGTTATGACGGCTCTTACAGCGCTGGTAAGATGGAAAATGGCGCTGAAAAGCTCATGTTCCACTCCCAGAACGGCATGATCGAAATCGAACCTTCGATTTACGTCAAGGAAGGCTACGCTTATCTCCTGAGCGCTGATGACTGGTTCCGTGTTGGTTCAACCGACATGACCTTCAAGCGTCCGGGCCAAGGCGAAGAGTTCTTCCGCGATCTCGAAAACAGCGCAGCTTACGAGCTTCGTCTGTACTCGGATCAGGCTCTGTTTTGCATGGCCCCAGCGAGAAATGTTCTCGTTAAGGACATTGTCAACTCAACCTAATATTGGTTGATTTGAGCTAACTTTAAGGACGGTGGGATTAATTTCCCGCCGTCCTTTTTGTTTTTATAGTGTATTATTAACAAAATCGACTGTGTATTATTAATACATATCTATATTTAACAACTCTATATAAGACCTTTATTTGTAAGGCAATTATGTCAATTACCATTATAGTAAACAGCACCCCAATTGACTTCCCTTCTTCTGCTCAATCTCCGAATTGGGCACCAGCTCTAATTGAGTTTGCTCAAAATACGGCGGATGCTCTTAACGGAATCGTTGGTCCAAATGACATTCCTCCACAGGTCATGGACATTCTAAACAACGACAACGAACAAACGGTTCAAACCGCATCACGTTCTTTGGCGTTTCCAACAGATTCGGTAAGAGCCGCGAATATCAGATATAGCGTATACCGAAACAGTACCACTGGCAATCATACTGAAACAGGGCTTCTTACCGTTGTTTATAACCCAAACGCCGGGTTTAATGAAAAATGGGAAATTCAAAGAGATTTTATTGGAAATCTCACCCCGGAAGGAAGTTCAGGCGATGGGTTGACAATTTCCGGAATTAATTTTAGAATAGATGACGATGGACAGGTATATTGCACAGTAAAGGCTTTAACGGGCACTAACTATACAGGCAAACTATCGTTTGCGGCACAAGCTCTATCACAAACTAGCTAGGAGTTTTAAGTGGCTACTTCATTTCGTAAATTTTTAGAGGGTCTTCGGATTATTCCGAAAGCCACTCTTACGCCTGATCTTCAGTGCGAAAAGGGCGATTTACAGGTAAAAGAGTCCGATGGTACACTTAATTACCACAACGGTACTAGCACCTCTCCCGTTGTTACCGAAGCACATCAAGCTACCTTAACAAATAAAACCCTCACTTCTCCCGTCATTAACACCCCAACTGCCGACACCATCACCGGTATTGCGGGTGGTGCGCTTACCGTTCAATCAGCAAGCAATCAAAATCTTTCTCTTCAAGCTGGTGGCACAGGAACGGTTCAACTTGAATCTCTTACAATTGACGCAAATACTGTAACTGGTGGTGCTGCCGCTCTTACGGTTCAATCGGCCAGCAATCAAAACATTACTGTTCAAGCACAAGGCACTGGTAATCTTTCACTTCAAGCGGCTGGAACTGGCGTTGTTCAACTTGAATCGCTTAGCATTGATACGAATACCGTAACAGGTGGAGCCTCAACCCTTACTGTTCAATCGGCAAGCAATCAAAATCTTGTTGTTCAAGCGCAAGGAACTGGAGAAGTTCAGCTTGCTTCTCTTACTGCGGTTACTTCTAAACTCGCGTTAAACGCGCAGACTGACGCTGCAACAACCGGAAGTAACGCCACTGTTGCTACCCCCACAAAATCTTACATTCAGCTTACAAACG